CAGCGTCATCAATCTCGGCCGAGACAATGCCGTGCAGGTCGTCTTCGCTGACGCCCTGAAACTCTTCGTCGTCTTCCGTATCTTCGGGAAGTTCGCCGTTCGCGGCGTCTTCAATCTCTTCGTCGGAGGGACGGCTGTTGTCGCGGTATTTCGCCATGTAGATTTTCCTATTTACGCTTGCGCGAAGCCTTGCGGCCTTCCGACATGGCGATAGCCACCGCCTGCTTACGGTTCTTTACAACGGGGCCGCCCTTGCCACTATGCAAAGTCCCACGTTTGAACTCACCCATCACCTTGCCGATCTTCTTCTGCATCTTGGTGGGTTTCATCTGCCGTATCCTTTTCGGGAAAATCCGCCGCGCTCTTACCCAAATACCTAATTGCCGCTTGTAACACAACTATGCGGTCTTTGGCATGGCCTAATAGCAAATTACAGTGGCGGCAGAGAAGCCCGCGGATGTTATTCGTCGTGTGGCAATGATCTACGTGGGCCGTTTCGTGCGACGAGCGCGAGTTCGAGTGTATATCTAAGGGCGTCTCGCACAACGCACACGCGCCATCTTGCGCCTCCCAAAGCGCCTTCACTTCGTCGTAGGTCGTCCTGTACCGGAGACGAAAATTATTGCAACGGTGGCAGAACAGCCGGCGTGCTGTAAACTCCGACGCGGGTCGGACTTGGCCGCAACGATTGCAAACTCGCGTGTCTTTCCCCATAGACCCCCCTCTTGTCGATGCGGGACTTTCTAATACGCGGTTTTTGTTTCAATAAAAAGGGGGGCCGGCATGTGGCGTGCCGGCCCCCTGAAAGCGCAGAAGGGGAGGAGAGAGGAGACAGCACCCTACTACGCCGCTCGTACCCAGAAACTGAGGAGCTATACCCCGTATAATCTAATACGGGCCGCCTACACAAGCCCTCTTATATTTCGGCGCAGCGGCCCCTTATTGGCCGCGGACATCGAATACCCGTGGAGCGCAGTCGCTACGTCTGTCGCCAGACACAGGCACAGCGCGTCCGCCTTGTCGGGGCTGGACAGGCCGCGCTTCTTCATGCTCTCCTTACTCTCTACCTGCATCTTACCAGTAGACGTGAAGCTATACCTTGGCGCGGCCAGTTCCGCGAACAAGGTCTCGTCTTTGGGGATTTTCACGTCACGATTAGCCAGCCACGCCTTGGCCTTGAACCAGAGTTCGGCGCGCAGGTTCGCATACGTCCCCTTCATCGCCGGGCTTTCGGCCACGTTAATCCCCCTCGCCGGCAGGCCCAGTTCGCGCAAACGGTCAAGCACGCCCGCCCCCAGACCGATAGAGTCTACGAGGATTTCGACGGGCTGCTTGCTGGGCGGCAGGGCCTCGTATTCAGCGACGACGGCCCCGGTCAACTGCATCAAGTCGAGACCCTTCCAAGTTTGTATCTCCTCGACAACCGAACCGCGGCGTTTGGCGAGGGCGCTGGCGTCGCTGCCCATACGCGCCACGTCCAGACCCCATACACCCAGTGCAGTCTCGCTGGCCTTCATGTCGCGGTTCATCGCGGCGTCGATGAGTTCGACCGGGATCACCGTATCTTCTTCCCGCGGCGGGAAGTTACCCAGAACGCGCACGTGGTAGGCGGGGCTGTCCTCGCCGTACCGCAGTTGCATCTCCTTGACGAAGGCGTCGGACACACGCGGGCTGTCGAGGCACGACACATGGAACGTCTTCCATTCGCCCTTGAGGCGGTTGTGCGTGTCGTAGAAGAGGCCAGTGTTTCGGGTAGGGTTACCCAGCAAAAGCGTGGTGGCGCTGTGACCCGACATGGAACCAGACGCCGCTTCGAAAACGCTTTCCGGAATACCTGACGCTTCGTCGGCCACCAGCAAAACGTGGTCGGAGTGGATACCCTGCAAGGCTTCCGGCGTTTCAGCACGCGATGTACGCGCAGAGATAAAGGCTTCTGTGGGGGCCGCTTTGAGTTCGATGCGGTCACTTTTCACCTCGACCAGCGTTTTCAGCACGTCAGGTAGTTCGTTGACCCATCGCTTCAGTTCGGCGAACATAGCGTCAAACAACTGGCTAGAGGTCGGCGCTGTGACGACTACCTTCACCGGATAGCGGGTGAGGAAGTAGTGCAACATCGCCCACGACGCGGCCGTGGACTTACCGACACCGTGGCCTGAGCGCACGGAGATGCGCCGGTGGCCTGCACTGATGGCTTCAAGGAATTTGATTTGCCACGGGTCGGGCTTCACGCGGAGGACATCGCGGACAAAACCGACAGGGTCGTCACGATACTTCTTCAGGAACATCAGGAAGAAGTTCGGCTGCTGCTGGCTGCTCTGGGACATAAGGTCCGCAGCCTCTTTCGCAGCCTTGGCGGCGCGGGACGGATTGTCTGTCTTCAGCTTCGGCTCGGCCGACTTAGGAGCAGCCGTGCGCCGGCGGCGCGGCTTAGGGCTGGTGGACGAAGTCATAGTGCTCTCCTGTGATGATCTTGCGGACCGTGACGTGGCTGATGTCGATGCCGTGCTTCTTGGCCACAATCTTCACTATGTCCCGATAACTGTGGCCCTTCAAGCGGGCCGCCTTCATCGTGATGATCGCGTCCTGCTCCTCCGGGTTCTCCCGCAGCCGCGAATTGCGACCATTCCCAGATCGTGAATAACCGAATGGCGGCTCGCCCCCAAGGAAGCCGCCCGCCTGCTGCTTGGCGCGGCGCCCGGCCAGAACGCGCTCCCGAATCCGGCGGCGCTCTTCGCCGCTGAACACGGCCATGATCTCAAGCATGAACCGGCCGTTCGGGTTGCTCTTGTCCATCACGTTCCCGTAGCCGTTGATGATGAGGTTGATCCCAGCCTCTTCCCAGTCCCCGATCACATTTAAGGCATCGCGGGCGTCGCGGAACATACGGTCGAGCTTCGATACAATGACGGTATCGCCGGCCCGGAGGAACGCCAGCTTGCACCCTTCTTCTCGGCGCAGGAGGGGGACGGCGCCGGACACACCACGCTCTTCGTAGATGTGTTCCAGTTCCAGGTTGTGCGTGATCGCTATGCCTTTGATTTGGCGGGCCTGATCTTCAAGGCTGGTATTCTCGACCTGATCTTCGGTCGAGACGCGGGTGTATCCGTAGACTGCCACTGTGCTTCTCCTCAGTTGGTAATGCGATACGTAACGAACGCCTTAACACTCTGCAAGCACAAAATTGCAGAATTTTTGAGAGGGGCAGTCTGTTCGGCAAGTGGCGGGGGTAGGGGGTTTCAGCCAAAAATCGGTATCTGTCAGGTTGTATATGCGCCGCCCCCCGCGAGGGCCGGGGCCGGGGGGGTCAAAGGGGGATGGGTACAGCACATGATATGTTATATCATAGCATGATACGTTATATCATCACTTAGCACCATCATATATCTCAATGACTTAGCTACGGTATTCCCTCGCCGGATTGTCCGGGCGTGTGCAAATTGGCTGTTAAGGCGTTTTACGGCGCTTCCAAATCGGGTCAGAGGCGGGTCGGAAGGGCAAGCTGTTCGCTGTCTCTTTCCCAGGATACGAAAAAAATATCCTAGCGTTTCCAGTGTGATGCGAGAAAAATGTAGGGGATGCGAAAAAACTTGTTGACTAGGTGCAATGCTTGCCCCATTCTCAAGGCGTCAACAGAGGAGACAACGACCATGACCTACGAAGTTCACGCCAACCGCAAGCCCTGGCGCTTCGCCACTGAGGCCGAAGCGCGCGCCGCTGCTAACGACATCTTCGCCAAGCGCGGCGTGATCGTGGCGATTACCGCCAGCGACAAGCCCGCCACCCATTCCTACGCAATCTGATTGGAGCAAACAGACGATGCCCTTCGAGCTTTTCATATTCTGCATATTCGCCGTGATGATTTTCATCGTCTGTTACCGCAACAAGTGAGAGAGGAAGCAAATGCAAACTTACATCGTGACCCTATGGAACCCCGAAGACGGCGAGGTATTTCTCGCCGCCGAGGGACAGACGACACCGCATGAAGCGCAAGCGGCGCGGTTCACCGACATTCATCACGCTGAAGCCGCCGCGTCGCGTATCATCGGCGACGGCTGGGCGTATGCAATCGAGGAGGACGAGCTGTGAAACCGACAACGCAAGACCGCACATACTGGCGTGCGGAACGCGCCGTCCGGCTTATCGAGGCCGGCAAGGCGAGCGGACACGAATTGGCAATCGCCCTTGCGGAACGTCTCGAAGACGAGCGGGCGCGGCGCAAAGCACTAGAAGACGAAGGCTGAGACATGGACATTCTTAAGATCGAGACCGACACCATCTGCTCCGACGCGGCGCTGCTGTTCCGCCGCCGCCAGAAGCTGCAACGCGATCTTGCCGAGGTCGAGTCATTGCTGGCCAGCAAGCGCAACGAATACCGCGACAAGATGCGTGTCTTTGGAATGGGCCTCAACCATTTCGAGCAAGCCTGCAAGGCGCGCGGGTTCCTGCTGTGACCGGCGCAGAGTTTAAGGAGACACGAGCACGCCTCGGCTGGTCGCAACAAGAGATCGCAGACAAGCTCGGAGTCAGCGTGCGAACCATTAAATACTATGAAGCCGGGCGCGTCCCTATCTCTAGCCCCGCTGCAAAACTGCTAGGCTTGCTGGCAAGTGGATAAGGCGACACGGGACGCGCGCATCACCCTACTAGTATATCTCGGCCTCTGGCTGATCTATCTGCTCTAACCTCGACGGGCTGGCCTATTGGTCGGCCCGTCTTTATATTGTCCGCCGTTCAACAACCCTCAGAGGAATGACATGGCCGGACATATCAAGCGGCGCACTATCGCCAGCAATCTCGACAAGGTCGGCGAGCACACGCTGCTAGAAAAGATTGCCAGCGGCATGACAATGGCGGGCCTCGCCCGTGAGCTACGCATCAGCAACCTCTCGCTCTATCATTGGATCAAGCAAGACCCCGACAGGCAGGAACGCTTCCGGCAGGCCCGCGCGCTTGCGGCCGATGCGTGGGCGGAAGAGTGCCTCGACATCGCGGATCAAGCGGACGGCGTTACGGCCAACGCTGACAGGCTGCGCGTAGAAACTAGGAAGTGGCTGGCCGGTGTCACCAACCCTGACAAATACAAGTCGGCCCCTGTCCAAGCGGCGGTGCAAGTGAACGTCAACCAGATGCACCTCGATGCCCTCAAGCAGCTCAGCCTTGGCAACGAAGGCACCACCGTTGAGGTCTCTGTACCGATCAAGCAAGTCGCCTCATCAAACCTCGATGTGGACGACTTGCCCGATCCGAACAGCGACGACATGTGGGATTAGCGGCATCTGTTAAGTCGCCGGACGCCTTAACTGCCATCGCCTTAACACTTAACACTTCTCGGCCGAAAGCAATATTATTACTCAAATCCGTGCATGGTTTGGCCGTTCTCGTGCACGGTTTATCCGGCCTCGTGCATGGTTTGGTGCACGGAAAAATGGCGGATTTCTGCCGATGTGCACGGAGTGCATGGTTTAGTCCGGTATTGACCCCCCCAAAAAACTGGTAAGGCGTTCTAAGACGCCCTAACAGAAACGTAGAGGGGTATTAACTCAGACAAACCCTGCACTCCGTGCACATTGGCGGTTTTCTGCGGTTTTTCCGTGCACCAAACCATGCACGGAGCCTCTCAAACCCTGCACGGAGCCGCTCAAACCCTGCACGCGCCCATTTTCGCCCCCGGCCACAAAAAAGGGGGCCGATTGGCCCCCTTTCTCATTCCTCCAACGCCGAGATTAGCCTGTCGAGATACCACCGAGCTTTGTGGAGGTCCTGCACCCCGTTCTTGTATCGGTAGCGCCAGACATACTTCTCGATGTTACCTTTCAGGTAGCCTTGGAACTCTTCGCGGCTCATTGAACTCTCAATCGCCTCGATGCATTCCACGCCCCCTTGCCGGTAATGCTCCGGCCGGTTGACCATATCCGTCACAGAAAATCTCCTTCCTCGTCACCATCATCAAACACCACGCGCACACCGAAGAACTCGGACGCCGCATCCTGCCGCATTGCATCAATCACCATCTCATCTTCCTCGCCGATGAGAAGCTCCAGACCACGGAACACCTTCTTCGTCCGCGTAGCTCTGTCCCTCGCCGCCTCAAAGCCGTGAGATCGCATCTCGGCATTGAACTTGCGCTGGCTCCAGTCCTTGCCCTTGGCCTCGTTGCTCTGCCGCGCCCAGTCCCGGAAGTCATTGAACGCATCGGTCGTCCCCATTTCGCTGTTGGGGTTGACGACGCACCGCTCCTCGATCCACCGGCCGAGAGCATCCTCACCCTCAAGATACTCCTGCGTCGCTCGGACAACCACCTCGGGCGGGTTCAACCCCTCGGCCAGCCAAAGCTTGGCCCCTTCCACCACCCACGCAAGGATGGCCGGGTATTCCTCCTTCAACTTATCCGGCAAGTCTACATCCTTCCGGGCCGGCTTCGTCTCGAACGGGATGAGGTGCATACGCCGCCGCATTGCATCATCCACATTAGTAATCTCCGGCTTCGTATTCCCGGCGATGACGAGCGTGAACTGCGGGTCGAACGTAAACAAGTCCTGCCGCATGAAGCGCGCGCTGATCTTGTCCCCGCCAGTAAGGCTCTTGACCTTGGCCTCGTCCCACTTCCTGCTCGGATCAATTTCCTGCGCGTGAACGAGGCGTGCTCCCATGAGAGCAGCCAGCTCAGTCGGGTGCCGCTGATTGTTCGACGCCAAGAAAACATCCGCGCTGGCCACCGCGGCGTAATCGCCAAGGATAGCACCTACCGCGCCAAGGAACGTCCCTTTGCCATTGCCCCCGGAGCCATGCGCAAACGCAAGCACGTGCTCCTTCACGCTACCCGTCGCCGAGTAGCCCGCGAGCCGCTGCAAATACGCCTTCAACTCCATGTCCCCGTTGCACGCCTCATTCAGAAACGCGTGCCACTGCGGGCAGCCCCGGTCGAAGTCCACCTCGACGGCAGTCACCTTCGTGCAAAGCTTCGAGCGATCATGCGGATGCAACTCGCCCGTGCGCAGATCGACGATCCCGTTCATGCAGTTGAGGATATAAATATCCCTGTCCAACTGCTCCGTCGTCACCTGCATCATCGGGTCCGTCTCGGCGATCTGCGCCACGTTGCGCATCACAGGCCACGACGCCACGCGCGAGGCAACCCTCTCGCCCTTCGTCGCCGGCGTCACCTTCTGCAACGCCTCGGCCGACGCCTTCGAACAAACACTCCGCGTAAACGCCATGTGCCTCTTGGCCACATCACGCCCCCACTTGACCCCGTCCCAAGCAATCCAGCCCAGCCCACCGGCCACATACCGTATGTCGGACACGTGAAGGCGGGCCAGCCGGCTCGCCAACGCGCTGTCCGAATACTCCACCGGCGTCTCACTATCACTCGCCAGCAAGTCCGAGTAATCTTCATCGTCCGGATCAATCGTATCGAACTCCGTGACCTCAGGTTTCAACCCGAACGCCCGCGCCTTGTCCTCGATCCAGTCCCAACCCAACTCATAGGGCGGGTGCATACGGCCGAAGTCCGCCTCGATATTCTCTACCGAATTGACCCCGTCCTCCCACGACAGCGCCCACTCCGTAAACAACGCCAGCGCCTCACTCTCATTGTCCGGGCCAGCCGCGGCCTTGATCGCATACCCCATCCGGATATAGTCGTCCCGATCCGGAAAATGCTCAGACGTGTTAGGGACCATTCTAAGGGCCGCTGAGAGCCTTTCCACGCTCGGAGCTACTAGGGTAGCCTGATTGACGTTCGAACGCTCCACGGCCCTCTCAGCGGCCGTGTCGGCATGAATAATCTCACACCCCGTCATCTCCAGCGTCTCGACAAGGTCCGCAAAGAACTTCTCGACCTGCTCCCTACCCACCTTGCGCAGACAGCGCGGCCCCCGCGCCGTGATATCTTGGTCGAGGGTGTAAGGTTCCTTGGTGACGGGATGCACACCGGCGATCACGTATTGCTGGCCATCGCCGAGAAGCTCGACCAGTTGCTCGACGCCCTTGCCGTCCTTAAACCGCAGCCGCATCCGGCCAATGGCGTCATCGGTGCGATACATGAGGAGCCGCTTAGGCGCCCGGCCGACACGCAGCGGCGCCGCGCCCAGCGCCTTCGTCGCCATGTCCGCGATGATGCGGGCCAAACTCTCGTTCACCACATCAATGTCCAGCGCCGGGTATTTCCCCGCCTTCAGGCCGATGTTGGCGTGGCTGCGGTCCCACCTCTCAATATCGTTAGGTGTCGGATCGTATGTCTGCCACGCGTAGCCACCCCACGTGCCCTGAGCGTTCTGCCGGCCGGGCGCCTTGCCCGCTTGGTCCGCTGCGATCTTCGACAACTCCGACAGCGGAGCAGCAGGCGGTATGACGCTGACTAACTCTTTGAAACCAGCCTCATAGAGCTTCTTAAATGTAAGCATGAAGTCCTCTCGTCTTTGGAAATGCCGGGCAAACTGGCACAGAAAGCAGCCGCATGGCAACACGATTTTTTTTCTTGACTACCTGTGGATGGGTGTGCGAGCGTTAAGGGAGACGAGGAGAAAACATGATTGTTTCCGTTGACTTTGAAACGCGCAGCGCCGTCGATCTGCGCAAGACTGGTGTCTACATCTACGCCGACGATCCTTCCACGGACGTATGGTGCATGGCCTACGCCTTCGACGACGAAGAGCCGAAGGTCTGGACGCCGGGCGACCCCATCGACGTGCGGCTCGAAGACTACATTGTCGAGGGCGGGAAGCTGCGCGCTTGGAATAGCTCTTTCGAAAGAGTGATCTGGAACAAGATCATGGTGCCGCGCTACAACTGGCCGCGCACCGGAGCTTCGCAATGGTTCTGCACGATGGCGCAGGCCAGCGCGATGGGCCTGCCCCGCGCCCTCGGCCAAGCCGCCGACGTTCTCGGCGTGGAGCAGCAGAAGGACAAGTCGGGCCAAGCCCTGATGATGCGCATGGCCCGCCCCCGCCGCACCAACCCCGACGGATCGCACGTGTGGTGGGATACCCCGGACAAGATGGCCGCGCTCATCAGCTATTGCGAACAGGACGTGCGCACGGAGATCGCCGTGGCCGAGCGGCTGGTGGAGATGGACGCGCAAGAGCGCCAAGTCTTCCTGCTTGACCAGCGGATCAACGACCGCGGCGTGATGCTCGACCGTGACCTGCTGAACCGTGTCAGAGTATTGGCGGACAACAGCAAAGAAGAAATCGACGCGGAGAGTACACGTCTAACTAAAGGCAAAGTCACCGGCGCAACCAAAGGCGTTGACCTTGTGAAGTGGCTCAATAGTTATGGCGTGCGCACGAAGAGCGTGGATAAGCAGCACGTCGCTGCGCTGCTGGCCCGCGACGACCTGCACCCGGTGATCCGCAAGGTGCTGGAGCTTCGCCAAGACGGGGCCAAGTCCAGCACGGCCAAGCTCGATAGCATGGAGAACGCGGCCGGGCCGGACGACAGGATGCGTGGGCTGCTGGTCTACCACGGCGCAGCCACGGGGCGGTGGAGTGGCAAGCTCGTCCAGCCGCAGAACTTCCCGCGCCCTGCGAAGAAGCAGGACGAACTTAATGAAATCATTGCGAAGTTGAAGCGAGGCGAATCTGTTGCCGACCACGGCGCCGGCACGCAGATTGCCTCCGACTTGCTGCGCTCGATGTTAATCGCCAAGCCGGGGCACCGTCTGCTCTTCGCAGATTACAGCGCCATCGAAGCGCGTGTGCTGGCGTGGCTGGCGGGGGAGACGACGTTGGTGGAGACGTTCGCAAAAGGAGGAGACGTGTACAAAGTCATGGCAAAGGATATCTACAACAAGCCGGTTGACAAGATCGACGGCAACGAGCGCCAAGTTGGCAAGATGGCAATCTTGGGATGCGGTTACGGCATGGGCGGTAAACGCTTCGCCGAGCAGTGCGCCGCAATGGGTATCGCCGTGGACGTAGAGGAAGCCAAGCGCATCGTCTCGGTCTACCGCGAAGCCAACAGCGCGATCTCCGGTTACTGGCGCCAGCTAGAGGAAGAGTTCCTTGAGAACTGCCGCGGGGTGATCGCGCGAGGGGGAGAGTTTGCGCGCCTGCCGCTGAAGTCTGGTCGGTGCCTTACGTACCACAACCCTCGCATTGTGGAACGTGAGACGCCGTGGGGCGAGAAGCGCGAGAGCGTCGAAGTCGATACCCTCAACAGTGTAACCCGCCAGTGGACATCGCAAATCATCTGGGGCGGACTCCTTACGGAGAACGTGGTGCAGGCCACGGCCCGTGACCTGATGGCCGGAGCGATGATGCGGCTGGAGATGGCGGGCTATCCCGTTGTCATGTCCGTGCATGACGAAATCATCTGCGAAGTCCCGGCCGAGCGCGGCGTCCTCGCCGAGATGATTGAACTTATGGTCGAGGTTCCGGCGTGGGCCAAGGGGTGCCCGATTGCGGCAGAAGGAAAGGCGGGCCTGCGCTATGAGAAGTGATGTAAAGATGATCGAGCGCGGCCGGATTGTAGAACACATTCGAAGCACAGGCGAACACATCTTGGCGATGGCTATGGTTAGCCCGGAGATGAACCTAGAGAGGGCCGAGATTATTTGCACGATCCTTGAGGATGTGGCGATTAGTATTGAGGAAGGCGACCACTGGTCGCACGTTAACTGAGGAAGACGTAGGTGAAGAGAGAGATTGTTAAGCTGTGCGCGGACCTGTTCGATATTTCTCCGGAGGATTTGCTCAGCAGCAAACGCCGGCAGCGGATCACGCACGCCCGCATGGCGCTCTACGCGGGGTTGCGGAAGCGGGGCTGGTCCTATCCGCGGATTGGTATGTTCTGCAACCGCGACCACTCGACGATCATTTATGGTGTGCGCGCCGCAGAGGAATTGATGCGCCGCTACCCGGCTTACGCTGAAAAAGTTGAGAAAGTTTTTTCTTGGCAGCCGGAAGGATTGGGGATACCACAAGGACAGGAGACAAAATCATGAGCCGAGAACCCTTCGACCGGACGGCCAGCATCGCTTGGCTCGTCATTCTCTGCCTGCTGGGCGCGTATCTGATCGCGCTGGGCGCACTCATCGTATGGAGCCTGACATGACCCCGACCCGAGAAGAATTGCTGGCGCTGGCGGAGCGCGTGGAGGCGTTGAAGGAGCCTTGCTTTGCCACAGAATGCGAGATCGAGCACGCCGTCTCGCCGCATTGGACGGGCGAAGGGCTGCCAAACCTTTACACCGCCTCCCTCGACGCGGCCATGTCGCTCCGGCCGGAAGGGTGGGATGCCGAAATTCAGACGCGGGGCGAGTTTGCTCACGCTTCGTTGCAGGATGCCGAAGGGATGCTCGTCGAAAGCATCAACGCCGCCACCCCAGCGCACGCCCTCACTGCTGCGGCGCTCAAGGCCCTAGCGGAGACCGCCCGATGACCCCGACCCGAGAAGAACTTCTGGCGCAACGCGCTGAGATCGACGCCAAGCTGGCTGCGCTGGATGCGGGGCCGGACCCGTGGGATGATGCGGTCGAGGCTTACATAACAGCGATGTGCGCCGCCGTCGGTTTGGAAATTCCCAGAGGCCGGGTCAACAAGCCTGCGGTTAAGGCTGGCCTCCAAGCCGCCCTTCCTCTCGCCCCTGCGGCCCCGCCGATGGGGGAGGATGAGATCGAGGCGTTAGTGGATGAAGCACTCCGCGCTGCCAAAAGGGACGCCGTATCGCCAAACAACGCTTGTGTTGCCAGACACGCCATCCGCGAGACCCTGCGCCGCGTGCCTGCGGCCCCGCCGATGGGGGAGGAGAGCGCCGAGGAATTTGCCGACTACCTTGCCCAATTCTTTGACCAGCGTGTTGGGGCATGGCGCTCAAAGGTGGTCCGCGCGATCATCGAGCGTGACAGGCGCACCCTCTCCCGCGTGCCTTCTTGGCCGGGGGAGGGGGAGTTGCGGGAGATGGCGCGCGCCATTGCGAGAGAAGGGTTCTTGGGGGCTAGTTATCACGTTAAGGACGCCGCCCTCGAAATGGCCCGCCGCCTCAAGGAGCGCATGGGCGCAGGGGGTGGGGCATGATTTACGAGGTCGTTGCCTTTACCGCCATCTGGTGGGTCTACCAAGACTTTCTCGGTTGGATCGACCGCATCATTCCGGGAGAAGAAGCATGACCTTCTTTCTAGAAACCGGCAAACTGGCCGAATTGTACACGATCCCGATGATCCTGTTCTGCCCCAACGGGCACAGGCACATCGACGAGCAGGACTTCGCCGAGGTCGCGCACCACACGCACGCTTGTCAGGAATGCGGCATCGTTTGGCGACCGGCCAAGGTGAATACCCACGGCGTCCGCTTCCTTCCCGGCTACAAGAACGAGGGAGACCCCGCATGACCCCGCCGTATCGGATCGCCGTGACCTTGCTCGCGGCCATCATAGTGAGCGCCGTCCTTTATCTGGCAGGTGCCTTTGCCGCCGCCGATTTCAACATCGCGAACTGGAATGCCCTCGGGCGCTATCTTCTCGCTTTGGTATGGCCGTTTGTGCTCGCCGGGACAAGCGTGGCGGCGTGGGAGGCATCGGCATGACCCCGCCGGACAAGATCACCGTGACGCAGGCGGATCGGGAGGCAAAGAAGCGCGTCCAGCAGCGGATGCTGACCGAGGGCGTAGGCGAAAGCCAAGTGCTTGACGAGGAGCTCGCCCGCCACCGCATCGCAGCCACCTCCGACAATCTCGCGCTGATGCGGGAGGCGATGGAGGCGCTGGAGGGGCTGCTTACGCCGGTAACCCCGGTGGGGGCGGGCGATGGTCACACTTATACCGTGTCGCTTCCTGCCGTCGGTTCTCTCGACCGCGCCCGCACCACCCTCGCCAAGCTCCGCGACGAGATCGCTCGGGAGGAAGGGTGATGCTGAGCTCCTCGACTAGCTTTTGCCGTTGCTCACGTTGCAGCGGTCGCGGGCGGATTGAGCGGGTCGTCGTAGGGCCTCACGGGCACTGCTATGAGCGTCGAGAGTGCGGCCACTGCCTAGGCACGGGTATTGACTTAGGACGGCCAGCACCACCCGCGCGGTGGGGTGGATTTCTGAAACTTCCCATGATGGAGCAATAGATGATGGAACTGTCACATGGCTGATCTGGTGAAAGGCCCCATTGTGGACGGCCCCGAAGGTGCTGCCCGTGATCTAAAGGCCATGCTCGAAGCCCTGCAAGCCGAGCGCGATGAACTCAAGCAGATGGTGCTGACGCAAGCCGACGAAGCTGCCAAGGCTGCTCGATACTATGCCGACAGCCTTGAGGCAGGGCGCAAGGAGCGCACAGCCGCTCGCGCCCGCATCGCCCAGCTTGAGGCGGAACTGGCGGGGGCGAGGGAGGCGTTGGAAGCGATCTCAATGGGCTCCCGCCGCAGGCACTACATCGGATCGCGATACGCAGGCTTGCTTTCTCGCCATATCGCCAAGCAGGTACTTGCCGCCTTCAAGGAGCCGCGCACATGACCCGCTCCTACGTGCCCTCGGACGACGAGAAGCGGGTGAGATCCACGCGCACCTTCTACAGCATCGGCGAGGTGCTGATCTGGCGCGAACAGCAAGAACGGAGAACCCACCATGCGGGCCATTGACCCCGCGCAGTCACACCACTGCCCATCGTGCGGCAACAACCTCGACGGCGATCTGATCTGGGACACGTTCTTTGAAAAACATAAGGACGAAGCCGAGGCTGACCGCATCGCCGCGATGTATGGCGCGACCAGAACCGAGGGGCGCTGGGGCCGACAGATTGCGCGTTACAGCATTGAGAAGGACTGCGTTGTCGCTTTCAGGTGCCCCGACTGCAACCACGTGTGGAGGCGCACATGATCCCCGACCGCTACCTCGCCAAGTGGGCCGAGAAGCAAGCCGACTACATGGCCGAGTGCCGCCGCCGCGCATGGATGCGTGAGCACATGCCAGAACTGATTGATGAGGAGAACGACTGGTGAGTATGACCCAATACCATGTACGTGTTCACTACCGGACCAAGGGCAAGCCGACGCGTAAAGTGTCGTGGTTCCCGAGCATCGAGGCCCGCACTCAGACTGATGCGGGCAACAAGGCTATCCAACGCGTCGTGAACCGCAAAGGTACTAGCGGCGCGGTCGAGGTTGAGATGGTAGATGTCCGGGAGCGGGCGCATGGATGATCTGGTGAAGCGGCTGCGCAGCCGCAGGGAAGCCGAAATGATCGGTGGATATGAGCGCGTTGAATGGGAAGACGAGGACGCTCTAGAAGCCGCCGACCGCATCGAAGCCCAAGCGGCTGAGATCAAGCGGCTGCGGGAGGCGTTTATGCCCGGCCTTAACGACGATGGCATATGTGACGATCACGGACAGTTCGGATGCAGGGTGTGCATGAGCCCCCGCCAAGCCCGCGCATTGGGAGAGCCGACTGGTGAGTGAGGAACGCACACCCCTCGAACTGGCGATGCTGGCGGCTTGGCTGAATGTCAGGCCCGACCAGATACCTGCCGAGAACAGGGCACAGGCGTGCCCGCACACGATGGCTGCGTGGAAGCGTGTCGGAGAGGCCGCCCTCGAATACCACCGCGCCGCACTGGGAGAGACGGAATGACCGACAAACAAACACCGCCCGACTGGGTGCTGATCGAAGCTGCGAAGCGGAGTGATTGGGATGCCGACCTTCGTTGTATCCGCAGGTATTATAGCGGTAGCGCCCCGTCCTTCCGCGCCCTGTGCGACATGATCGAACGCTACGAGCAGCCGCCCGTGGATCGCAAGCTACTGTGTGCGGAGGAAGCGTTGAGGCAATGGCGTGAGGGCGACGGAGCGCCGACAACGTGGATTAGCGTCCGCGCCATCGAACTTTGGGAAGAGGGGTACGGGAAATGACAACACCGAAAGTCAACTGGTCGGAGAGCGACCAATTCTACTGGGTGCGAGATGCCAAGGGCGAGGTGCTGACGTTCGATAGCGTGCTCGACGCGCAGGCCGCTGCCCGCCAGATCGAGATCGACATCGCCGTGAAGGCGCGAGAGGCGCTGATCATGCAGTGGCTGCGCAAACACGGGATGCGGCAGATCGCCATGATGCTTGAGAGGGAGGAGCATCTGAAATGACAGACATCGCAGCAATCCTCGCCTGCTACCGCAGCGGGCAGATCAGCGAAGCGGAGATGGTCGAAATCTGCCGCGAGTGGCCCGAGGTCGAGGTCGCGTTGAACGACACTAGCATCACAAAGGAGAAGTGAAATGAAGAAGCTTATCATCGCAGCCGCCTTGGCCCTGAGTGCCACCTCCGCCGCCGCGCAGTACCAGATGACCTACTACCTCGTCGCGCAGTGGTACGAGAACGGCAATCAAATGTGCCGCTATGGCAATGGCACCGTGCTGAACATGGGCTACCGCACCTGCCCGCTGAGCATCAAAGGTTGAGAGGACGTAGCATGACACTGGGAGACATCATCAATCCGTGGGGCGCGCTGCGCGCGGCCCGCCGGACCCTCGCCGACCACAAGGTCGCCTACGCCTTGGCGCACATTGAGCTTCGCGGAGCGCGAGAGCGGGCCGCCACGGACGAGAAGGCGCAAGCCCTCGCGGTCCACAATCTCAAGGCCGAGATCAAGAGGCTTGAAAAGATCATCGCGGACGGACATTATCGCAACCCCGAAACGGGGCGTCTAGGGCGCAGGGGGGAGGTGTTCACGCGATGAGCACCGTCGAGGAGACAAACATGAGCACCAAGGAAAGCCGCGTCGCCGCTATCGACGAGGCGATCAAGCGAGGGGGCGGCATCGTCGCCTTCTCGAAGGCGATGGGCGTCACGCATCAAGCCATCTACAACTGGCGGAACCGTGGCTGGGCGCCCCTTGAACGTGCGATCGCGATCGAGGCCGTCTTCGGCATCAATCGCTACGAGACGATGGACCCGTCCGCCGCTCGCGTCCTGATCGCGTCGCCAGACAGCAATGGCTGACGGCGGCGCGGCATCGCACGAGCGGGAGGGCTCAATGACAAACGTAGTACCGCTGTTCCCGCCCATAGGGGACGTGCGCGTGCCCGAACCGCTCCGCGAGCTGCCTGCGTGGCTCGTGTGGCGCTTCGAGCAGTTCACAGGCGAGGCGAAGCCTCGCAAAATCCCCTACTGGGCGGACGGCACGCGTCGGCACGGGCAGCAGGGCGCGCCGAGTGACCGCGCGCGTCTGACGACCTTTGCCGAGGCGCGCGACGCGGCTGTGCGTGGCAGCTACGACGGCGTGGGCTTCGCGCCCCTGCCCGACTTCGGCTACACCTTCCTCGACTTCGACAAGTGCGTGGACGGCGACGGGCACATGCCCGCCGAGGTCGAGGCGATCGTCGGTCGCACCTATGCCGAGTACAGCCCGAGCGGCACGGGCGTGCGCGCCGTGCTCAAGGGCGATCTGGGCAACCACAAAAGCCAAGCCACCGCAGACCAGTACGGCTTCGAGACCTTCAGCACGGCAGGCTTCGTGACCTTCACGGGCAATATCCTGCCCGGCTGCGAGATGCTCGGCTACGAGGACCGCATCGCCGACGTGGACGAGGCGACGCGCTCGTTGTCCCTTCGCCGCTTCGGCGCGAGCAGCAGCGCGACCTTCGACCCCGACGACTTCATGGCTGGGCGCGAACCGCGCCTCGGCCTCAGCATCGAGGAGATGCAGACCTATCTCAGCTACCTCGACGCGGGAATGGGCCGCGACCCGTGGCTGCGCGTGGGGATGGCCCTACACCACGAGACGGACGGAGACGATACCGGCTTCGCGCTGTGGGATGAGTGGTCGAGCGAGGGGCACAACTACCCCGGCACGGAGGCCCTGCGCCACCAGTGGGAGAGCCTCAAGCCCGCACCGGGCAAGAGGCAGGTCACGATGGCCTCGGTGATCAAGATGGCGAAGGAGGCGGGCTACAAGGAGCGCCAGACGCCTACCACCGAGGAGATGATGGCGCGCGTCGAGGCGATCCTTGAGGAGCGCGGTGGCGGGCGCTTCACGTCGCGCTTCGCTCACGAAATGGCTAACCAAGAGCCGATTGAGTGGCTGATCAAGGGCGTCGTGCCCAAGGCCGAACTGATAATTCT